CAAGTATTAAATAACAAGAAATATTAACTAACAACAAGTCCTACTTCTCTTAATAAATAAAAGAGAGAAATTTCAATTTTAGGACTTTGCAAAAATTGGAAAGGAGCAAACGTGAAGCAATTAAAACTAAGTATTAAACCCAAACAAGAACCTACTGAAGGTCAATCTCTTAATTCGTCAGGTTATTCAGTAAAAATTAATGACTGGGAGCTTGGCAGAGGGGTAACTGATTTTAAATTAGAAATGTCAGCAGACAAAAAACCAAAAGCCACCGTCACATTTACACCAGATATCCTTGAAGTCGGCAACGTGGCCGTGGATCCTCAAGTTTTAGAAGCGTTTGACCGAGCCTACTCAGACTTTATTGCCAAAACTCAAAACGAGAAAGAAAAATCTGAGCAGAGGCTGCAGGTTGTTGAGGGAGCACTATCTAGTGTTGAGAGAGCAATCGTCCGTAACGCTTCTCTGCTCGCCATCGAATGCTATATTAGCTTAAGACAATCTTTAACTCGAAAAGGATGGGAAGAGCTAAACAGCCTTTACAACTACCAACTGAACGAAAAAGAGCGTAATTTGTCAAAAGACATAACACTGAACGACAGTGAGACAAATGCCTTTCGCAAACACGCTCAGATGGTTCTGGGGCTTATCGAATAATCCCCTGCATTCTATCTGCAAGTCTATTCTGCTCATTGATAGACTTAGATAGGTTGCTAGCTACATGGCTATCTCTTGAAAATTCATCTAGGACTTTGGCGAGTGCTTTAGACAAATTTTCAGAGTTATCAATGCCGTATTCATCAAGAATCATCTTGATAACTAGGTCATGCATAAAATCACCTCCTTTCTAGCTTTATTATAGCAGAAAGGAGAATAGCAAAAAAGCCCCTCTGGAACGGCAATTCCATTGAGGGACTAAGAAAAATACTTTACGAGGTAATTATATCATGAAAAAAGTAAAAAAGAAATGGGAGCCACGGATTGTAAATATCATGGCAGATGGTTCTCAAGTTGATGATCTGACAGGATATGTCATCCCTGCTGGTCATTCGTACTATGACATCATTCTAGGCATGAACAAGCGATCTAACGAGGAGGATGTAGCTTAATGAAACTACTTACTAGATTAAAACTCGGTCTTGAGGGAATCATCCATGAAGTGAGCCTTGACTGGAGAGTAGTCGCAGTCGAGCTTATGAACGACCTGAACGAAGAGCGCAAACGTCGCTTTGCTTTCGAGCAAGAAAACTACAATTTGAAGCAGGAGCTTGCTGCCTACAAGTACAAAGAAAACTTTGATATCAAGGCTAGACTGCAAGGAGAAATGTAGATGTACATTATATCAATCCATGTCAAAAATGCTGAAACTGGAAACGAGGATTTCAGTTTGATTGGAAGAGACTTTTTGCCAATTGGCAAGCAAGATTATTCGGCTACTGTTTTCGAGACTAAGGAAGAAGCTATTGCTTATTTGAAATCAGCTTCATACGAAGCTGCGGGAGTTTATGGAAATGACTGGGAATTTCAAGACAAGACTTCTTCTGGAGTGGAATCCCGTTGCCGAATTTGGAAAGTCGGAGAATAAAAAACAAGGAGAACAATATGTTTAAAGAACTAAAAACAATCAAAAAAATCAAACAACTTCAGAAAGAAATGCACGCTTTCAGCCTTGCGTTTCTAGCTCTACAGAATATGGGCTTGATGCCAGAGACTGAAAGAAGCAAGGCGAAGGCTCAAACAATGCACGATGTAAGCCACGTACTCAAGGACATCCTGGACGGCAAGTCGGTAGATGAAGCCATGAAGCGTCTAGATATCAAAGTGAAAGCTGAAGAGGTGGAGCAGGATGATGACAGTTCCAGAGATTGAAAATAAGCTCTATCCATGCGTGACAGTAAATGAACGCAAGCGCCTTGATTGGTACAAAGAACATGATGTGAAGAAGTATCTGAAGGAAATTGCGAAGCTCTGGAGAAAGTATGAGGACCAGTTAGATGGACGGATTATTTAACTACGACAGAGACACGATGCAACCGCCTGAACCACGAGAAGAACTCGACCCAAGCCAGTTCGTATATATTGGATGCGGTCAGTATCGCTATGTAGGTGACGAAATTTAAAGACGAAAGGAGTACACATGATTAGCAGAGAAATGAACGAAACTGAGACAGAGGTCTTGAATTTGATTATTAACCGAGCCAGTTTTGAAGAGCCTATCACAGCACTGGATATCCGAAAAGAGACAGGCTTGTCAAAGCGGATGCTTGAGCAGGTGATTGAAAGTCTAAGGGTAAACTTCAGACATCCGATTGTAGCTAAGAAGTTTAAACCGAACGGATACTATCTTCCTCGAAATGAAGAAGAAAGGCAGGCAGGTCTAACACCGTATCGCAGACAGATTCTGACCGAGCAGAAAAACTTGTCCATCGTCATGGCCGTGGATTTAGATAAGTATTGGAAGTTAGAGCATGATTGAAGAACTACAAGCAGAAATCAGGCAGTGGCGTTCTGACTATATACATCTTGGCCAAGAGCTCGGAGAAATCATCAACGAGCAACAAGATATTATTTTGAAATTGCAAAACGAAAACAGACGTATAAAGCGTGAAAATTGGAATTTGAAGAAAACGAAAGGTAGAAGAAAATGACAAACGAATTAGCACAAACAAAAGGCGCATATTTAACAGACTTACAAAAACTTGACGGAGCAACCTTGAGAAATTTCGTTGACCCAAAACATCAAGCAAGCCCGCAGGAATTGCAGACATTGTTAGCTATTGTTAAAAATCGTAATTTAAACCCGTTCACAAAAGAAGTTTATTTTATTAAATACGGTAACAATCCCGCTCAAATCGTTGTTTCAAAGGACGCCTTCATGAAACGAGCCGAACAAAATCCAAATTATGATGGATTTGAAAGTGGGATCATCTACGAAGATGCAAGCGGAGAATTGAAAAACAAAAAAGGCGTTATATTGCCAAAAAATAGCACTCTAATCGGTGGCTGGTGTGAGGTCTATCGCAAAGACCGAACAAGACCAGTCTATCGTGAAGTAGAGTTGTCAGCATATAACACTGGCAAGAACTGGTGGCAGAAAGCTCCAGGGCAAATGATTGAAAAAGTCGCTATCGTTGCAGCGGTTCGTGATTCATTCTCAGAAGATGTAGGCGGACTCTACACTAGCGAGGAAATGGAGCAAGCAGCACCTATCGATGTAACTCCTCAAGAAAGCCGTGAGGATGTTGTAGCACGCAAGATGACTGAGATTGAGCAATTCAACAAAGAGCAAGAGGCAAATCATGCAGATCCTGAACCTGCTCAAACTGAGGAGACAATCCAGGGCGAATTGCTAGACGGTGAACTAGAATACTAGGAGGACAACATGCAAGAATTACAGGTAAAAGTAACACAGGCACAGGTTGAAATCGTTGACCGTGATAAATTTGAGCAGAATATCAATGAGGTTGTAACCAAGTATCAAAATTATACGGTTACAGCTGCAACTATCAAGGATGACAAGCAGACGCTTGCCGATCTACGAAAATTAGACAAGCAGGTCTCTGACGAGCGGATCAGGAATAAGAAAGTCTTATCTGAACCAGCTGACGAATTTGACAAGTATATCAAGAATGCCATCCAACCTCTAAAAGACATCATCACCAAAATTGCTAGTGATGTCAAAGAGTTTGAAGAACATCAAAAGGCTGTCCGAATTGACACAGTCAAAGGCTACCTAGCCAACAAATCAGCTGAGTACATGCTGGACCCTCGTCTCTTTGATGAAAAGGCCCTTGAGTATGTCAAAGCTGGCGATTTCATGGCTGACAGCGTGACGCTTAAAAAAGCCACAATGAAATCACTTGACGACATGGTCACATTTGAGTTTCAGAAACAGCAAGAATTTGAAAAGGCTAAGTCAGCTATTTCAGGGTTATGTGCTGAGTACGGCATGACTGACTCACCGTACATCCGACAACTGAAAGATTTGACCTTGGTCGAGGTGCTGGAACAAATCAAAGCAGACCACGCTTTTGAAAAGCAAAAGGAAGAGGTTAGGTTAGCTCAAGAGCGAGCAGAGCGAGAACGTGAGGAACTTTTAGCAGCTCAACAAGCCGAACAGCAAGAACAGGCTCCAAAATCAACAGAGACACCAAATTTTGACCCAGAGACTGGCAAAATCTTGGACGGTGGGCAAATCCCCCAAAATGAGTCAAACGCTCTCAGAGGGGCTGAAAATAGCCTAAAACAATATACCCAAAAAATGACTTTAGAGGTGTATTTTGTGGATACAGCCGAAAAAGACTATTTCAAGGCTAGTCTTGCGGATTTGGGATTCGAGTACAAGAAGAACTACATCGTCAAAGGCTATCAACGTATTGAACCATTGACGCAAGAAGAATTAGACCAAAAAGTCAAATAAATAAACAAACGTGCCGTGAACCACGAAAAAAGCGAACTAGAAAGCGTCAGTAAAGGTCATGTGACCTTGGACGAGCGACTGCCCGTATTTAGCCAAACTCACAACAGAGGCAGTCGCATTTTTTTGAAACGACATGAATGAAATTAAAGAAAAAGCCTTGGCCAAAATGCTAGAGGAACTAAAAGGAGATCATGGACCAGCTGAAGATGCAATCCACAATTGGATTTGTGATCAGGAAGACGAAAAACTCTTTGAAGGAGTTTTGGCCGACAAAAAATCCATCAAAGAAGCTTTGAAATATTGTGCCAACAAAGCTAAAAGCTATAAGTCAGGATCTTGTGCGATGGTAGATGACTCTACCGTATTCGGCTGGGTCTATAAGTATTTTACTGGCAAAACTAAAAAGGTCGAGGCTATCCATGCGACTGTAGTAGTCGGCCAACAACCTGAAAAACCAAAATCTAAAAAAGTCAAAAAACAGAAAAATGTTATTGACGGTCAGCTCGATTTATTCGGAGAGCTAGCATGACAAAAAATCAAAAAATAATTGCTGGACGTTTGAAGCCACCCCAAAAATTCTTTGACTGGTGCTGTTCGCAGATCCCGACCATCAAATGGTCTAACAAATCTCAAACCATTCAGAGCGATCGTGCAGGCTGTAGGGTCATCGAAAAACGTCTGACAAAGTCGAGCAGATTAGACTTTTACGATAAATTCTACAGTTTTGCAATTGTGCTTGTGACGTGCAAACGAATTGAAATTCAATCGTACGGATTCTGGTCGCGATATACGAATGGCAAGCAATCTATCAGGATGCAACTTACAAACTTTGAGCAGATGAGCGACAATCGAGTCATACAACTGACCGAAAGGTACGGAGTCTACACTCCAGGTCTGACTCCTAATTTTACAGGACAAGGGGCTTACTCAGGGACAGTGTTCTTTGAAAACAATTGGGAAAATAAGATTCGAGAGATTTCTGAATTGAAGTATTTAGAATTTCCTTGTGGATTATGCTACTACCATTTGCCGCACATGTATAAATACCGCTCTGAAATCGAGTTCCTGCAGAAAATAAATGCCTGGAGGATGGCTATAGACCTTGCTTATGATGTTATGGAATATGACGGATGGCATGTGAGAAAAGCGGTTGATTGCCGTGTCGTAACAAAGAAATGGCTTCATGAAAATAAACGATTTTTCAAAAATACGGATAGGTCCTTCAGAGATTACGAGCTAGAACGTCGCATCAAATCACGAGGTGGTACGCTTGCTCCTGGGATTGAAAAAGTCCTGACTTATCAAGACATCAACAAAATCCCCAAAGCTGCCAAAATGAACAGGTTCCAGAATTGGTTCTTAAAAAATAAAGTCAATTTTGGCTACTATGTAGACTATATCAGCATGCTGAACGAGCTTGATATCCCTATCGATACCGACAATCTCATCATGCCTAAGGATTTAGTCAAAGCGCATGATAATGCGGTTAAGTTACTTATACAACATAAAAGCGAAATCGAACAGCGCAAGTTCGAGAAGCGTCTGAAAAGTTTGGCTCGCTACGAGCGGATTATCGGTGATTTTCATTTCAGAGCGCCGATAACCTCGGGAGAATTGATTCAGGAAGGAAAAGCGTTGTCTCATTGTGTCGGAAGCGCTAGGTATACCAAAGACCACGCCTCAGGTAAGACAACGATTATTTTCATCAGGAAAAAATCAGAGCCAGAGAAGTCTTTTTATACGATGGAATACCAATCTGGCCGGATTATCCAAATCAGAGGGAAGCATAATCAGTCTGCTCCGGAAGATATTCGGCAAGCTGCAGATGAATGGCTGTTAGAAGTCAACAAAAATACAAAACACGCATAAAGGAGAAAGAACATGATAACTAAAATCAATGTTCCAAAAACATCAATCGTAATCGAGATTGAAAATAAAGAAATCAAAATTGAGAATATGATTGGCTATGATATGAAGATGGTTTTTAGAAATCAGGACGCAGAGCCGTCTTTGGATGAAAATGGGGACGTTTTTGAGCCTCTCTACTGGCTAGACATTAAGGCCAAACCTGAGGAGGATATAGAATACCATACAAGTCTAGGAGTGAAGAAAGAGAAAAGAAAATTAGCCGAGTTACAAATATTCTTTGAATACATTGAGGCTAACAAACAAAATCTTTTTGATCTATGTGGATTGAGAGGGGAGCTTAGTTAAGATGAAATTGATCCTGAACACTGAGCCTAAACCTCAATCACGGCCAAGGTTTGCAAGACGTGGGAATTTCACCACAACTTACGAAGACAAGGACATGAAAGCCTGGCGCAATCATTGCCAGCTGCTCATTGCTAATCAGTACATGGGCAAGCCTATTCTTGAGGGAGCTTTGAGGGCAACGGTTAGATTTTATATCAAACCTCCTCAGTACATTTTTAAGGCCAAGAAGAACCAGCAGGCCCTCCTAGATGAAATCATACCAGTAGGCAAAAAGCCTGACATAGACAACTACGAAAAAGCCCTATATGACAGTATGTCAGGGATTGTCTTCCAGGACGACGGTCAGATAGCTCTGCATGATGTAGGCAAGTTCTACAGTCTAAATCCAAGGATAGAGGTAGAGGTGGAGGTTATGGAATGGAAGAATTAAAAGATAAACTATTTTATACCTCTCTTTGCGTTATTTGTTTTATCGTTGGCGCCATACTTGGAAACGTGGCACCTTTTAACCCACAACCTAAAAAACAGCCGATCATCATTTACAAGGTTGATAATGCAGGGGCTGAAATTGATGGCAAAATCACTGATAAGGAAATCATAGAGGGGCGCTACACGGTCACAGTGGACTCCTACGGTAAATTCTTAGTGACAAAAGTCCAATATGAGAGCCTGGCAGTAGGTGACGAAATCCCTGACTATTTGAAGAAAAGAGGTAATTAAGATGACCAAAACTATTGAAATACCAGATTGGTGCTCCATGTGGGGCAGCAAAGATGAGCGTTATGGCTCACTAGAAGAACTGAAAGAGTTGTTACTCTATAAGCGTATTGTGAAGTGGGACAAGGACCACCTGGAACTTGAGGACGGGACAAAGGTCACTATTGAAATGTCAGAAAGTGATTGCTGTGCCTCAGCAGGTGGAGAGTTCAAGAATGTCACACTAGACGCAGTCATTACTGATGTAAAAATCGGAGAACCCACAAAATTCGACAATGGGGACGGGACCACTTGTGAGAATACGGTCACTATTTACCACAATCAAAATCCAATAGCTTTGGCAGAATGTGAGGCTGATGATGGCAATGGTGGCTATTACTACAGTGTAGGGTCGCTAGTTATTGGTAAAATCCACTTTCCAGTAGTAGAGGCATAGGAGGAGCGAAATGAAACTTATTGAAGGTTCAAATACAGCAGCCAAAGTTTTTACAAATTTGATTGATGATGTCACATCAAACCAAATTGAACTAATGCTCAATGAAGCTATAACAGAAGGAGCTACTGTCAGAATTATGCCTGACACTCATTTTGGCAAAGGGGCAACCATTGGAACAACTATCAAACTTCCAGATGATAGGTCTGAATGGAAGATTGCCCCTCAAGTGGTAGGTGTTGACTTGAGTTGTGGAATGATGTCGGTCAAAATCACCGAAAAGGATATTGACCTGAAAAAACTTGATGAAGTAGTTCATCAGGTAGTCCCAGCTGGAAACAGGTTGCACGCAATTCCTCAAAGGAACATAGATGACCTTATTAGTTCACTGTCTTTTGCCCCAGAGAAAGTAGAACAGCATAAAAAAGGGCTTGGAACTCTTGGAGGAGGAAACCACTTCATAGAATTGTCGGTTGATGAAGAAGGGAACTACTGGCTGACTGTCCATTCTGGCTCAAGGTCGTTTGGTGCTGAAATTGCAAGACATCATGAACGAATTGCCAAGAAATATCATTCTGACCATAGCAAAGAAATCAAGGAGATCATTTCTTATTTGAAAGAGCTAGGAAGGGAAAAAGATATTGAGTCCGAAATCATGTCTTTCAAAAACAACCAGAGCTTTCCAGAAATCCCATACCTAGAAGGGGAATTGCTTCAAGACTATCTGAATGACATCCGATTGGCCGACCAATATGCAGCGTTGTCAAGACAGGTTATGCTCCATAATATTGCAACAGAAATGGGTTGGGAATCCAGTTTTCTCTTTGACTCGGTTCATAACAACATTGATGATGTCAATGGTATTATCAGAAAGGGCGCTACATCAGCGCAAGAAGGAGAATTGCTGATCATACCATTGAACATGCGTGACGGTTCTTTGATTTGTGTAGGGAAAGGGAACGCTGACTGGAATTTCTCAGCCCCTCATGGCGCTGGCCGACTTCTTTCTCGGAAAGCAGCTAGAAAATCAATCGAACTAGAAGATTATCAAAAGCAGATGAAAGATGTTTACACCTCGTCAGTAGGATTGCAAACGCTGGATGAAGCCCCTGGAGCATATAAACCAGCTCAGTTGATTATTTCTTCAATCTGGCCAACAGTGGAGATAAAACATCACTTGAAGCCAGTGTATAACTTTAAAGCTCATTAAGGAGGTCAAAAATGAAACCCAAAAGAAGACCCTACACTGGAAAAATCAGAATTGTAAGAAAAGAAATGCCAAGGTTTATCATGCTGAGTTATACTGCTTTTGATAGTAGGTTGGTTGACCTCATTGACACAATGGTTCAAACTGGAATAAGTGAAACGCTAATTACTTTCAAAATTCCTAGGTTCTTCTCATACGAAGAAAAACAAATCAGAGTGTCGTTACCGCTAATTGAAGTTGTAAAAATTCTTAATCAGTACTAAAAAAAGCCAAGGCATTCTCTACCTCAGCTAATAGTTATATCGCAATTACTATTATATCACAAAGGAGATAGAGAGTGAAGGCTAAAGAGCTCTTGAAAGAGTTGCAGGATCTGGACATGGACATCCAAAGCCGTATAGATGAAATCAATGAGCTTGAGGCAGGTTTGCTCTCAAGCCCCAAGTGGACTGACGTCAAAGTCCAAGGCGGACAGACTAGAAAAGTTGATGATGTCTATACTCAGCTTATTGTGATGAAAAAGGCTATAGAACAGGATACCAAGGAAGTTATTAACAGGAAACTTGAATTAGGTAGAATGATCAATAGGCTTAAAAATCCAAAATATAGGGCAATCCTAAGAATGACATATATTACTAAAACGTATATCGAGGATATTTGCGATAAGTTAGCAATTAGCAAGAGTTCGTATTACAGCATGCGTAAGGTTGCTATTGAAGAGCTGGAGGTAATTTTGGAATAATTTGGAATTTCTTGAGTTATCTTGAGAATATCTTGAGAATATGTGTTAATCAAAATAATCTTGATGTGCACTGTAACGATAATCTGTTAGAATGGTAGTATCAAGAATTAAGGCAAAGGCACCTTAGGCAACGACCTAGAAAAGCTTCTGAAAAACTGCTGGCTTGGGTTACCAGTGGCGATAGAGTAGGATGTTTTAATATCGCAAAAAAGACTACAAAAAATAAAAAAGAAAAAAGTAATTTCTAATTAACACCGCAAGTCTGTAGTCTGCTTGCACCAAGTCACTCTTTGAGTGGCTTTTTATTTTGTCGGAAAGGAGGTAGTCCGGTGAGTGGATAAATTAACCCCAAAACAAGAGCTATTTGTCCAAGGGATAATCTCCGGGCTATCTCAAAGACAAGCGTATAGAAAAGCCTACAAAGCTGAAAAAATGAGCGATGAAGCCGTGGATGTGAAGGCTAGTAGGATTTTTAAAGAGGCTAAGATTAGGCTAAGGTATCGCGAGCTTTTAAAACAGTTCTCTAACATGTCCTTGTGGTCAAGAGAGCAGGCTTTCAATGAGTATGAATGGCTGAAGAACAAGGCAAGAGCTAGTATTGAACAAGATGGGATAAGGCAAGCTAATTCTAACGCTTTTCTTTCGGCTTTGGATGGCATGAATAACATGGCTTGGAAAGACTTTGAATTGACAGACGATAAAATCAGACAAGAGATTGAATTGCTCAAGATCAAGATTGAAAGCAACCAAGGCTCCAAGTCTGATACTACTCTCATGGAAGCTCTGTTGAATGCCGTGAAGGGTGGTGATGAGGTTGAAGATTGATTTTTCAAACAAACAACTCAACATCATTCGTAGACCGTTCAACTATGAGCTTGAGGTCAACGAGGGCACCCCCCGAAGTGGTAAGACAACCGCTGGTCATTTTAGGTATGCAAGATACTTGATTGAGTCACCAGACGAGAACCATCTTATAGCTGCATACAATCAAGAGCAAGCCTACCGTCTATTTATTGACGGCGACGGCACAGGTCTAATGCACATCTTCGATGGAAATTGTAAAATCAAGCATGACGAGCACGGAGACCACCTCTTAATCGATACCCCCAGCGGAACTAAACGAGTTTACTACAAAGGCGGAGGTAAAGCGAATAGTGTGGGTGCTATCACTGGTATGTCTTTAGGCTCAGTGGTCTTTTGTGAAATCAACCTACTGAATATGGATTTTATTCAGGAAGCATTCAGACGGACGTGGGCTGCTAAACTACGCTATCATCTAGCTGACCTGAACCCTCCAGCTCCACAACATCCAGTCATTAAGGATGTATTTGACGTTCAAAACACACGCTGGACGCATTGGACCATGGACGACAATCCGATTCTGTCTGAAGAGCGTAAGCAATCTATTATTCAATCGCTTAAGAAAAATCCTTATCTCTACAAGAGAGACGTACTTGGTCAGAGGGTGATGCCTCAGGGCGTTATTTACGGCCTATTTGACCTTGAAAAGAACATCAAGGATAACTTGGTCGGCGAACCTATAGAAATGTATTTCAATGGTGATGGTGGACAATCTGACGCCACCTCAATGTCTTGTAACATCGTTACTAAGCACAGAGAGAACAACAAGACTTTCTTTAGGCTCAATCGTGTAGCTCACTACTACCATAGTGGTGCCGAGACTGGCCAAGTTAAGGCTATGTCTACCTATGCAGTCGAGCTTCGAGCGTTCATTCAGTGGTGTGTTAGCAAGTATCAAATGCGCTATACCGATGTCTGGATTGACCCAGCGTGTAGATCCTTACGAGAGGAATTGCACAAGCTAGGGATTCAGACAAGAGGGGCTTTGAACAACGCCCATGATGTTAGCAGCAAGGCGAAGGGTATCGAGGTAGGGATTGAACGTGGCCAGAATATCATCTCTTCAGGTCAGTTCTTACTTGTTAATCACCAAGAAGAAGAGTACGACCATTACTATTTCTTAAAAGAGATAGGTCTTTATAGTCGAGATGATAACGGACGGCCAATTGACAAAGATAACCACGCAATGGACGAATTTAGATATAGTGTGAACGTATTCTATAAGCGTTACGCCAATTTTTAGCAACAAGGAGCCGATAAATGGGCATTATTCAATTTGTCAAAAATCTATTTAAGAGAGGACAGTATGCAATGACGACAGAAAGTCTAGCAAGTATCACAGACCATCCTAAAATCGCAGTGACAAGCGCAGAGTATCGTCGAATCAATGAGAATCTAAGATACTATCAGAGCAACATTGAGAAGATAACATACACGAATACCGATGGCGTCAAGAAGCAAAGAGAAGCGACTCATTTGCCAATCGCTCGAACCGCTGCTAAGAAGATTGCAAGCCTGGTATTCAATGAACAAGCTTCGATTAAATTGGACGATAAAGAAGCAAATACATTCATTCAAGAAACCTTGAAGAGTGACCGCTTTAACAAGAACTTTGAGCGCTATCTTGAGAGCTGTTTGGCCCTTGGAGGTCTTGCCATGAGGCCTTATGTGGATAATGGACGAGTGAGAGTGTCATTCATTCAAGCACCAGTCTTTCTACCACTACAGTCTAACACGCAAGATATTTCAAGCGCTGCTATCGTGACTAAGACGATTAAATCAGCAGGCCAGAAGAACATCTACTACACTTTGATTGAGTTTCACGAGTGGGGCAAGGATGGAAAGTACATCATTTCAAACGAGTTATACAGGTCTGAAAGTTCCGAGCAAGTCGGTGGTCGTGTGCCTTTAGCCGAAATCTATGAGGATCTAGAAGAACAAGTCGAACTTGACGGCCTAACAAGACCGCTTTTTTCTTACTTGAAACCTCCAGGGATGAACAACAAGGACATCAATTCACCTCTCGGATTGTCTATCTTTGACAATGCCAAGAGCACGATTGATTTCATCAATACGACCTATGACGAGTTCAAGTGGGAAGTCAAGATGGGGCAACGTCGAGTGGCTGTTCCTGAAAATCTGACAGAAACCAGAATTGTTAATCATGACGGAGACGTCCAGCTTGTCAAGCGTTTCGATACTGAGCAAAACGTCTACTTACGCTTATCCACTAATGATATGGACGGTGGAAGTATCACAGACCTGACTACTGCAATCAGGGCAGATGATTACATCAAGACCATTAACGAAGGCTTGGCCCTCTTTGAAATGCTTTTAGGTGTATCAGCCGGGATGTTTACATTTGATGGTCAGAGCTTGAAGACTGCGACAGAGGTCGTTTCTGAAAACTCAGACACATATCAGATGAGAAACAGTATTGTCAGCCTTGTCGAGCAATCCTTGAAAGAGTTGATTATCTCAATCTGCGAGCTTGGCAGCCTTTACGGTCTATACAACGGCCCGATTCCTCAAATGGAGAAGATTGCAATCAATCTCGATGACGGAGTATTCACAGACAAGAACAACGAGCTTGATTATTGGACCAAGGCTTTGGCCAGTGGCATTGTCAGCAAGGCTCACGCTATTCAAAAAGCATTCAATATGTCAGAGCTTGACGCTAAGAAGATGATTCAGGCAATCAATCAGGAGACGATGGACACGGCTAACAGCCAGCGAACACAAGAGGATATTGATATCTATGGAGAATGATTAAATGAACCTAACTCAACATCTAAGGTCATTTGTAGGAATTAAAAGCCCCTCGCTAGAGCAGAGAAAGCTAACAAAGAGAATGATAGAAGAAATGAGAGAGGCTATCCATGGGAAAAAAGAATAGACCACCAATTCAGTTCAATGACGAGCAACTGCTGCTTCAAGCGAGCAATGTAGCAGATATCTATCATCAGTTAGCCTTGGACTTGTTTGACAACGTGGTCGAACGTGTGACGGAGCGTGGCACGGTCTATCTTGATAAGCAACCGTATATCTGGCAACTTGAGAAGATGCAACAGATGCACATGCTGAACGAGGATAACCTGAAGCTAATCTCTAAATACTCTGGAGTCGCTGAAGAGCAATTACGTCACATTGTCGAGAATGAAGGCCTGAAGCTATACACAGACACGAAGCAACAGCTCATGGAAGACTTAGGCCGTGGATCTGCAGGAAACAGCAATCACATTCAAGAAATTCTTGCTGATTATGCTAATCAAGCTATCGGTGACCTTAATAACCTTATTAACACAACGCTACCAAAGGCTGTTATTGGTGCCTATCAAGGGATTGTGGAGCAATCTGTCGCTAGAGTGGTCACAGGATTGTCAACGGCTGATAAGGCTATCTCTGATACGGTCATGAAGTGGCAAGAGAAAGGGTTCCAAGGCTTCAAGGACAGCGCTGGGCGTAACTGGAAAATTGACAATTATGCTCGGACAGTTATCAAGACGACAACCTATCGAACTTATCGAGAAATGCGAACGAGACCGGCTGAAGAGCTGGGCATTGATACCTTTTATTTTTCAAAAAAGGCGTCAGCTCGCAAGTCGTGCGCCCCTTTGCAGCATGAGATAGTAACGACTGGCCGGGCTAGGGTCGAACATGGCGAGAAGATTTTAGCTTTGTCAGATTATGGTTACGGTCGGCCTGAAGGGTGCCTTGGTATTAACTGCGGTCACATGCTGACACCGTTCATTCCTGGAGCCAATTACAAGCCTGATTTGGGCGAGGACGTCGATTCGGTTAGTTCAGAGCAAGCGATAGAGAATGCTAACGCAGAAGCTAAGCAGAGAGCTCTAGAACGGTCTATCAGGGCGAATAAGGAAAAGCTCCACGTCGCTGAGAAACTAGGCGATAAAGAACTGATAGACAAGTACAAGAGTAAGATAGGCACCCAAAACGCTGCCTTGAAAGACTACATCGATAAGCACCCATTCCTGAAACGGGATGAGGAAAGAGAAAGATATCGCTACAATGATGATGCAGTTCAAAAGTTATACAAAACTATTGACAAACGCTCCAAAAAGGAGTATTCTGAAATACTACAAAATTTAGGAAATAAAGCACCTAAATCTTATAGTGACTTTCAGGCTCTAAGCCACTCTGAAAAAGAGTCTTTAAGGCAAGACAACAAGGTAGCGTCTTATGTATGGTCTAGCACCAAGGAAAAACTGACAGATAATCAAAAGCAACAAGCTGTGGATGCTTACTACAATTTCAAAGAGCATGGTGTAAGATTTGGTGGTCACGCCATTTCGCAGTACATAGCTAGAATGCGTAGACCTAACGGACGCTTGATGTACAATTTTGACTCTATTTTAACAGTCGCTAGCCTGCCTTTGAATTATCAATCAGAGCACAAAGGACGTAAGGCTAAATATTATAATCGGTTGCTATTGATTTATGAAAACAATTCTGACGAAATTGTAACTTTCATGAAGACCAGCAAACCAGCAAAAACATTGACGGAGATTAAGTAATGAAGTATTCAAACGTTATTTTAGACATGCTAAAAAGAGGTGTAAGTGGTGATGTTGATGATTACTACGACTTTTTTCTTGAACTCACTGCCAAATTAGGCGAAGACGAGGTTTTTGCTGATGGTTTGATAGCGGAAAACGAGCCTCTTTTTGATCTTATCAATGATGAACCAATGTATTACTTTTATGTTGAAGAAGACACAGATGATAGAGAATTGTGTAGGAAGTTCCTTGAACCATACTACAACCAAGCAAAACATTTAGTAAAACTCAGCGCTTAGAACAATCTAGGCGCTTTTTTCATGCAATAAATTTCTATAAACCACTATAAACCGTGTCGAAATCGAGGCGGTTTTTCTTGTACTCTAGCCGTATGGAATCCCGTACGGTTTTTTGCTTGCCTTTATCCGCAGGCGGTAAAGAACGGAAGATAATACCTAATTTTAGGAGGACAGAAGAATGGCAGAAGACATTCAAACACAAGCTGACCAGTCAGCCAATACTGGAGAAAATACTGAGTCGCAAACTCAAGAGCAACCTATCAAGACATTCACTCAGGAAGAAGTGACTGGCCTTGTCGCTAAGGAGTCAAGGAAAGCACAAGAGAAAATCTTCAAAAGCCTAGGATTCGAAGATGTCAAAAGTGCTAAAGAAGGGCTCCAACAGCTCAAAGAGTGGAAAGACTCACAAAAGAGCGAGGCTGAGAAACAGTCAGAGGCGCTTGCTGCTAAAGAGAAAGAGCTAGAACTTGCTTT